ATCAGACGCGGTGACGTCGGACACCGCCACCCACACGCACGGTATCGGATGATCAACGCGTCGGCGGTGCTGGTCTGTGGGGTGGGGTACAGGTCGAGTTGCACCGCTGGCATACCAGACCCCGCGACCAGTGGGGTGGTGCCGTTGGACTGGGCCCACGGCCGCGACATAGCGGCAAAGAACACGCTGCCGTCGAGCGAGGGGTCGGTGGTGTTGCGCAGCAGTTCGATGTGGTCGGGCGTGGTAAGGTTTACAGACCACCCAAGCCCCGCCTTGCACACCAGACTGACGATTTCTTCCGCGTCCCCAGGAAGCGCCGCCCAGTTCTGGGCCGCAACAAGGGTCACGGGGCGGGCGGTCCGTTCACGAAACTTCCACGGCTTGCTGAACAGGAACGTCGCCGACTGGTTGATGATTTCGGCAATTCGTTGGTCTTTCGTCACCCCTGTAACGATCGACGGCTGGCCACCAAGGGCCAGCAGAATGTGTTGTTTGAGCCCTCCGTACGTCAGTGCCATGTTATCCTCTGTTAGACCCAAACACGATGCCGTCAAACAAGACGGTGGGACGGGACACGTAGCCACGGTAGCCACTGGTCAGCGTAAACGTTGGCACCAGCGGCAACGCAATGTCGGTGAGCAAGATGCCGAGCCCGACTTGGTCAACGGCGGTGGTGTAGGTAGACCCCGCAAGCGACGTGGTCAGCCCGCAGAACTCTTGCGGATCGGCTGCGAAACTGCCGTTGCGGTCCACGTCGGGGTCTAAATATTCGGCCTGCAAAGCAGACGCGAGCGGGGACGCGGTAACGTCGTTTACAAACAGCGTGTTGCCCTTGGCAATGGTGGTTGCCGCGTTAGCACTCCCCCGAAAGTACACCACCCGTGGGGTACACACCCCACGCACGCAGACCACCACCCGTTGGCCCACGTTGCCCCCCTTTGTGACCACAGCAAACACCCCAGCGCGCAACTTGTCTACTAAAGTAGAGTCGTACCGTGTAAACATTCGGCCACCGACCACGTTAAACCCCGAGAACTTCTTGTCAAACCGAAGCAGGTCAGCAACCACCGCCGTGGGAAACGTGTCAAGCGACGTCATCCCCGACAAGTCAAAGCACACCACGTCGCCCTCGCGTAGCGGATAAAGTGACCCGTTGATAGCGGTGGTGGTAATGGTCTGGGGCGCGACGCCGCCAAACGCGTTTGCGGGGCTGGTGCATCCAGAAATCATGCGCCGTTGGACCCGATTGCGTACCCGCTGAGCAGCACAGGGGTGATGGCGTTTGCGCTAACGGTTTGGACCAACACAACCGCCACAGCGGGCCATTCGCCGTTAACTGTTGGGGTAAATGACTTTGCGGTTATTGCTGATGCAGACACTGTCACCCCTGCGGCTATGCTTGCGGCTAGAATCTTTGCGTTGCACAGCCCGCCGATGCACACCTTTGCCCGCTTCCCCGCGCGCACGTCGGCCATGACCACGCCGAAGATGCCATTTTCATGGTTTGACGTCAGCGTGCCCCCGCCCGAAATCACCACGTTGAACGGGCATTTCTTGTGGTTGTAGTTGGTCAACTGCGCGGCGTCGGTGTAGGTGGCGTTTGTCGACTTGAGGTCAAACATCACCACATCGCCCAACAGAAAGTCTTCCGCCGCAATCGGTTCAACAATCACCGTGGCGGGCTGGAGCCCGCCGAACATGCCCGCTGGTGTGACGATTGAACTCGACATAGTCTGCTCCAAGAAATCCAGTGGGCGGCTTTCGCCGCCCACTGGGGGTTGTTGTTTACGCGCCGCCGATGGCGAAGGCGTAGCCGTGAAACAGCACCTTCATCGTCAGCGTTTGGCTTGTAGTCGAAGCCGTAAACGCAATGCCAAGCGGTGCGCCGTTGTTGGTACCCGCCGCTGGAGTAACCAGCGCAGGGACCAGCACACCAGCGCCGTTTGTAAGCACGGTTTGGCCTGCCACCGTTAGGTTAGTGCTGGCCGTAGTGGTGACCTTTGCGTCAACAAACCCGCTGACGCAGACCGTGCACCGCTCGCCAGCGGCTGCGGCCTTGGTCACCACGGCAAACACGCCGCCGTGGCCAGCGCCTGCGGCTGATGGAACAACCGCAAGAACAACCACGTTGAACGGGCACGTCTTGTCGTCAAAGTCGTTGATCTTTGCAACAACGGTGTAGGTCGAGTTTGTGGCCGAGAGGTCGAACATGACAAGATCGCCGACCGCCACCGCAACGGCCGCGATGGGGGTTGTGGTGATTTGGTGGGGGCTGAGCCCCCCGAGATTTCCTGTCGGACAAATGATTCCTGGAATCATGGAAGTTTCCTTTGGTTTGGGGTCAGGAGCAAACAAGTGGGGCAACAATGCCGTGACGCTGACGCGAGTTGCAGAACAAGTTTGACCAGCAGTCCACGGGCTGAACGTAGGTGAACGGCTGGTTGGGGTGGCGCAACACTTCGTGCTGCTTAAAGTAACGCTTGGCGTGGAAGATTGGCGTGAGGTAGTTGCCGTTCACAAAGAAGAAACGCGGCGCCTTGACAATCGTGTTCGTACCCTCTTCGGTGCCAAACGCTGAAAATGCACCAGCAGCACCCGTAACACCGTTGTACCCAGCAAGGGATTGGGTTACAGCACCGCTGTGTGCGGGGAAGATTGCAGCGGTGTCGAGGTCTGAGCAGTAGGTCACGTCGATGCCCGCGTACTGCGGCGACGAGTACGACGCGTCTTGGTACGACACAAGGGTGTCGTTGGACGCCCGCAACGCGTTGCGGTACATCTGCGTACCCGACCGACTGGTCAGGATCATTTGACGGTTCAGCGAGTCTTTTTCAAAGTACTGCTGCCGCGTGGACGGTGCCTCGTACTTCAGACGCATAAACATCAGGTCCATTGCGTTAAAGACGTTGCTGACATTTGGCGTATGGGTACCGCCTTGTGCGTACACCGTGTTTGAGGTTAACGCCGTTGCCGTGGTATTCTGCCACGTGGTGCCCAGCGGGGTCCGCGCGGTGCTGACTGCGTCGTACAACTCAACGGCGTTGGTCCATCGGGTTTCGGTCGCGGGGCTGATGCGCATCACGTTGGTCGTCGTGTTGGCCGACGCGTGGAACGGCTTGGTGCCGCGCTGGCCCAACACGCCGCCGAGGTTGGTGCCCAACTCGGTGATGAAGTATGGCAGCGAGTAGGGCAACTTGCCCGTGTCGTCTTCCATGTTGGCGGGGGACGGTGGGGCCCACAAGTCTTCCTCAAACCCGTTGAGCATGGACGTCCACATCCGCTGCTCTTTGATCCGCTTGAGACGCTTGTACGCGGCCTTGGTGCTGGCGCCCGTCTCGCCTGTGTTGAGTTCGACTTCGGCGTCGGTCCATGTCATGTAGTCCAAATGGAAACGCCACGGCGCACGGACGTATTCCGTGACCTGTGGGTTGCGCCACGTGAACGTGTCGTTGGGCTGGTAGTGGTCGTAGGTGCGCGAGTCGTCAAACATGATGACGTCGCGGATCTCGGTGCCGCCTTGGATGGTTTGTTCGCTGGTCTTGCCCTTGAGCAAGCGGGAGAACGCGTAGGTGTTCTTCACGGCCTCGTTGATCACGGAATCTGCACTGGTCAGATACGCGGGACCCGTGGTCGTCATAAAGTCGTTGAACGTAGTAATTGAAGGCATAGGGGCCTCTGTGGGTTAGCGGGACATGGCTTTGAAAGCGTCTTGACGGTTGCCACCCGCCAGCAGGATGTCGAGCACCGCGTCTTCGCGGTCCACCGCGTTCACAGGCCGTGGCGTGGGTCGTCCGACCGTGGGCCTGCCTGTGTTGCGTGGATCGGGTTTCTTCGGCGCGTCGCCCATTCGCTGGCGAAAGGCTTCGTGAACGATTTCGGAAATGGATGAGAATTGATTGGGGTTCTCGCGCCCAATCGTCGCTGCCACTGTGCTGATCTCGTCGAACGTCGGGGCGTTGCGCCCGTAGTCCGCTGCAAAGCGGTGGTACGCGGCCTGTGCCTCGTACTTGGTTTCCATCAACCGCGACTTCTCGTCGAACTCGGCGCGAAGACGGTTGGTGATGTCGCGCAAAGGCTTTGCGGCCTCGTCGCCAAAGATTTCGCCAAACACGGACAACGGATCAGCGTCCGATTCGTTGTCGCCGCTGTGGGCCGAGCCGCTGGGCGTGACCACACCGCTGCCGTCTGGTGTGTGCGCGAGCGGTTTCTTGGCATCCGCCCCCGTTCGTGCACCAAACGCGTCCACATCGGCCTGACGCTTTGCCGCTTTCAACCCCCACTCCTTCACCTTGGAAGGGTCGGACTTGATCATGGCAATGACATCGGCTGGGACGCCGTCACGCTGCAAAGCCTTCAACGCACGATCGTATTCAACGTCGTTTGTTGGAGCAGACAGCGACGGCGTGAGAATGTCCCGCTGTGGGGCGGGCTCGTCGGCGGCAAACAATCGGTCAAGCACAGCGTCTTCGGATTCGGAGTTGTCCGTGGTTACGGCTTCCTTCGCAAACGCTTGTACAGGGTCGATGTCGTCTGGCGTTACTGGGTTGAGACTGGGTTCTGGCATACGTCAGTCCTTCTCAAATCCGTGGCGGGACATGATTTCTCGTTCATGCCGCTTCGACTGGACAATGGGCTTGCCAAGGGGGGTGTGTTTGCAGCCCTCCAACTTGCGCGGCAGTGCCGTGCTGGCGTAGGGGTACTGGCTGCGACACGTGCCGCCATCGACTTGCACCATACTTGCGATACGGGTCAACTGCTGCCCGTTGTGCATGATGTTATCGCCAATTGACACCGCGTCTGCCATTGACATTGAAATTTCGACAACATTTTGATCAGGGTCTAAGAATTCGTATTTCATCGCATCCCTCTGTTGGCCGCGCCTTGGATCCCTGCAAGGCTGCTTGCGGGGATGGGCGACGGCTCGTTCATGGCGTTTCGTGGCGGGCCACCGCCGCTTGGGGGCATCGCGCCGCCACCGCTTGGTGGTGCGGGTTGTTGCTGTTGTTGCTGTTGTTGTTGCATCGCTGCGGCCATGCCCTGCTGGTCGATGGCGTCGGCAAGGTGTGGCATGTTGAGCGCGTCGCCCACCGTGGACAAGATCTCGCCCCATTTGATGAACGGCATGGTCATCATCCCCTGCGCCACGCTGGTGGTGATTTGCAGCAATTCCATTGCACGCTTCTGGACCAGCGCTTCGGACACCCGTTCCATGCTGTACGCGTCGACGGCTACTTCCAAATCTTCCCACCCGCTTGCGCGGACACCGCCTTGGAACAACGGGGCGGCTTCCATCAACCGCTCCGCACCCTCGCGGCCCAGCGGGAACACGATGCGGTCGTCGTGCCACATAAACCACAGCACCGATCGGCCGAGGTCGTCGACCGCTTCTTGAAACTGACGCTTTAGATGGGCCATGCGCATGGTGGCGCTGCTTTCGGCAACAGCCACTTCGGTCGCGGTCGCGGTGCCGCTGATGTTGCCACGCATCGCGTCGTGGATGCCCGACACGCGGTCGAGTCGGTCTTGCGCCATTTGCGAGTACTGGACCTGTTGCTGGGTGATGCCGCCCACTTCAAGATTGACCACCTTGTCTTTGTCAAGGCTTTCGCTGAGCACGATGTAGTCGTGTGGTCGGTCTTTGAGATCCTGCGCCAGTTTGTGGTTGCGGCTGTCGACCATGATCAACCGCTTGTACGCGGCGGCGCTGGACCGCACGCTTGCCAAGTGGGCGTTGAGGTCGGTGACCTGCGACTGGATCGCCATCAACGGGGACAGCGGGTACGGGTCGTCGGGCACGGTGTAGACCCCGAACATGGTGTATGGTCCGTTGCGTGGGCCAAAGTACGGCATCGGCGCGCGGATGTACCCGTCAAACTTTGTGGTCTTTGATCGGCCCTTCACAAAGGTGTAGATGGTGCCGTTGACCATGCTTTGGCCCATCGCGTCGTCAAGTTGCTCGGCCAGATCGTTGCCCATCTCGGGCACCCACACCTCGTAGACCCCCATTTCTTGGCGGTCTTGTCCGTTGCGCCCGCTGTCGTCGCGGACGTCGTTGAGATCGGTGTTGGGCGGGATTTCGGTGATGGCGTCGTAGTCCCACGACGGGTCGGTTTCGGCCTTGGCCAGCAGGTCCGACTTGTCGATGGCGTAGCAGTGGCCCATGTACCGCGCGTCTTCGATGTGGGTCGCGGTGGGGTCGATGAAGAACCGTTCGGGCGAGATGCGGTACACCCGTGGCAGGTACGGCTCGTCTTTGTCGGTTTGTCGGAATTCGGCACGGGGCTCGCTGACCGTCAGCCCCACCCCGTACGCAAACAACATGTCGGTGGCGATCCGCTCCAGCGTGCGACGCAGTTTGGTGATGCGGCTCCATCGGTTGATCGCGATTTGCAACCGCTTGCCCACCATCAATTCCATCATCGGGTCGCCCAACTTCACCCGAAACTTTGGGGTGTCGTGGATGATGCGGGGCAGCACCAGCGACAGGTACTCATGGCCAAAGTTCTCGGCGTCGTCGATGTACGCGTCGCATCGGTCCTCGCGAAACGCGGGGCCGTGGTACCGCTCCACCATAGTCCGAAACGATGCAAGGTGCACGTCGCGAAACCGCTCCGCGCTGTCAATTTCCAAACGAAGTTTGTCAAACGACATGTCCAGCATGTGTTTACTTCTTTCCGCCGCCGCCAACGGCTAGCGACGCTTTCAGGGCAATTGCTTTCCGCACAACGGGTGCCATCGCGCGGTTGCCGCCGCCGCCTTTGGCACCGCCAACACCGCCGCCCTTTGCACCGCTCTTTGCACCGCCGCCGCCGTACCGTGAGTTTGCTTTCGCCATGACTGTTGCCCTTCGTTTGTGGTTAGTGCTTGCGCCTATTTTGAGACTTTGGCACCACGCGCAGGTTTGACTTCCTGTTGTCGCGTGGGTTGCCGTTGACGTGGTCCACGTCGTTGCCGTCGCCTTTGCGCGCACGGCCGCTGGCCACAGCAGACCGCCGCGCCGCGTTGCGCGACGCGCGGTCCGCCTTCGCCGATTCCGACGAATGGAACTTGTCGTACGCTTTGCGGTAATTCACCGCCATCAGCGTTTGCCCGACTTCTTCACACCCTTGGCACCGCCCTTCGCGCCGCCCTTGGCCCCATTCTTTGCGCCACCCGTTCCACGTGGAACGCCGCTGCTGCGTGGTGGCTGTTTGTCGGACCTGCTCATGCTTGAATAATTCATCGAAAGACCTCGTTGTGGTGCAGTATTACACCAAGTGAATTTCCTGGCAATGGGTCAACAGAACGTTCTGGGCCCACCCCTTCCTCGCACAGCATAAGCGCTCCTGCCAGTGCAATGACACGATCTCCGTGAGATTCTCGCGCTCCGCTAGAAATATCTCGGACGCTCGCGGCCTCGATAGACCCGTCGTCGAGGATGACGTAGTCCAACATTTCGCGCAACGTGTCTTCGCTGGGGATCCGAATGTCGCCCTGCGAAATGGCACGGCTGAGACTGCCCAGCAGCGTGCGCTTGGCACGGCGGCTGCTGTTCCACCCAATCCGCACCGTCAACCGTTCGGTGGTGGTGCCCACAATCCGCTGTCGGTACACACTGGTGTACCCGATGCGCTGAAAGTCGTGGTGCAACGCGGCCCCTGGTCCGTTAACCTCCCACCCAATCAGCGGGTGCCGACGGCCACGGTACGCCGTCATCGCCACGTCGACCATTTCCAGCGCCAAGTCGTGGGGCGGGATGTTGGGGTCGGCAAACTCGGCCACCACTTCACGGCTTTCGGCGTCCATCACACAAATCGCCGCGTTGGCCGAGCCTGTGCCGTACGACGGGTCGGCAAACATCACGTATTCGCGGTTGATGTCGCCGTTGCGGAACACACGCCACCGCCCGTGGGGGGACGAAATCCACTTGCCGCGCAGCAATTCACACCGATCCGCAGGCATGGCGTATTCGTTCATGTGCGACGTGACCACGCTGGGGGTAAAGAAGTTGGACCCCGAGCCGACCTCGTTTGCAAACACATTCTGCGCCATGTCCACCGTGTCGCGGCGCTTTAACTGCTCCGACAGCCACGGGGTCCACACATACTCGCCACCCGCCGTGCCCGTCACACGGCCGTCGGTGTCGATCCGCGTTTCCGCGCCCAACCCCTTGGCGGGGTGGTCGGTGTACAGCAGTTCTACCAACCGTGGATCGCCTTGCGTGCGCGCCAGTCGGACCAGTGTGGCGTATTGGGTGCCGCTGCCCAACGGGGTGCTGACCGCAATACGGCACGCCGTCGCGTCTGCCGCCGATCGCCACGCCGCTTCGGCCTCGCCCATCGCCGCAAACTCGTCAAACACAATCATTGTGCGGCGTCCGCCACGTCCCACGTGCGCCGTACTCGCCTGACCCGCAATCGTAGCCCCCGACACAGGGTTTCGCAGCATCATGTGCTGCCGCGTGTCCGACCCACGGCGCAACAATTCTTCGTGGGGCATCGGCAACAGCCACGGGGGCTGGCACTGCAACAAATAGTCAACTTTCCACAGCAAACTGTCGGGATCTCCTGGCCTGTCCACGCCGTCTTCCACGCGGCTGACCAACAATGTTTGCCAGCCTTTGAACAACCACCCCCACGCGGCCACACTGGCCAACAACCACGACGCGCCCATGTCGCGGCTCTTGCGGACCACCACGTCACGACCCGTTTCTACACCCGAAATGATCTGCAACACCGCCGATTCCTGACACGGCCACAACACGTACGGCCGATGCGGCTTCTGGCTAGGGACTTCACGTCCTGTAACCATATCAACCTCCTTTGGCGCGTAGGTCCAGCCCGTGAGTTTAAGCCACAAACACATGTCGTCTATGAACAATGCCCGAAAGTCCGCCTGACTTTGTGACGTTGTCGTCGTGTCAAGGAATTTCTTGCGAATTTCTGCAATATTGTGCATATTTGTAATCACGGATATGGGGGTAGAGATTTATTGGGGGGGTGACATTTGGGAGTGTGGCGCTAGATACTTAGTACTCGGCGCGGATCGGCGCGGGGGGTGGCCCGTCGGTCGCGGCGATCGACCCCCCCCCTGCTGTCTCGCGTCCACCCCACCCCGATGCTTGTGTCATCCTCCGCTGTTGTCGATGACATGTTGACTCGATGACGATTGCTCGCCCCCCTGCCATTCGGCAAGCATGATCCGTGCTCGTCCACCCTCGCCGATGCCTGCGGTCAGCGTCGTGCGTTGGTCCACCGACACCGATGCACGCTCGCGGTAGACGTCAGGACGCAGCGCCTTCAGCCTGAACTGCAACAGCGTCACCTGTGCAGGCGTCGCGTCTGTCTCGCCTGTTGCGATGGCGTCCACCAGTGTCTCGAGCCTGAGCGCGACCGACGCAGCGGCATCAGCGTGCGCCTGCCTGAACTTGCTGTCGCGGCGCATCCACCGCATCACCTGCTCGTCGCCCACATCGGCCGCATCACACGCTGCACGCCATCCGTTGGCCGCGTACGTTTCCAACCACACCCCTTGTTTGACCTCACGCTTCTGCCTCACAGCGAGGTTATCAACCTCCACGGGGATGCTCTCGAAAAAAAATGTGTCGGTGGCAAATTCCTTCATATCCCCTGAGTTTACGTGTGTTTCCGCCGATCGCCTACCACCTTTCCCCACAATCTTTCAAGATTCTCGATACAACCCCCTTGACCCACCACAATTGTGATGTAGAGTGTGTGCAGCAGGACACCCCTGCGGCACAGACGTTCTGTGCTTGACCCCGATCTCGAAAGGATCCCCACCATGACAACTCGCAAGACACTCAAAGCCGCACAAACCACGCTCCGATTGCAGATCGTTCACAGGACCGACGCGCTGCGTCAATTGAACTCAGGCACGGGGGCTACAAACCTCGATGTGGTCAACGACTTTCATGAAATCAACGGCCTGATTCAGGCTTTGCTGATAATCGATGGCGATTGGGCAGGCTTGTTTCTCGCAGCAGGACGAGCAAAAAATTACGCCATGACCAACGTCACCAACATCAACGCTCTCCGCGTGGTGTCCTGAGTCTGCGGTGGGCAGGCGTGCGCCGCACGCTTGCCCTCCATGCACTCCGCATGATGCATTCAATTCACCCGATCTCGAAAGGATCCCCCACAATGGCATTGCTCACCACCCCCGCCGCCCGTCTCAACGCTTTGACCAACCTGTTATCCGCCGAAGGCGACATCGCGCAACGCAGGTTCACAACCGTGAACGACCGCGCAGCGGCATTCGTCGCGGCCATGTTTGACCTTGGCCACACCGCAGAGTACTTCGACTCCAACACCGTGCGCGTTGACGGGTTGACGATCTGTCGGGCAACCCGTTCTGACTATTGGTCGTACGACATCATCGCGTCCGACCGTGCAACGGTGCTTGCGGACCGCGATGCGAAGTGGGCCGCTGAGCGTCAGGCGGCAGAGCGTCGCCTCCAAGCACGCGACGCGGCCACTGAGGCGTGGTCCAACGAGGCGGGTGCGCCCAACGCACAACGCGCCGTCCGAAACGTGCTGCGCACGCTTGGGTGTGTGGTGTCGTTCGTGTGCGATTGCGACTGCCGCGTCACGTTCGACGACGGGTCCACCATCGACCTCGACATCGACCCCAACATCGACGGATTCGATTACGAGGGCAGCACCGACGACGCAGAATGTGTGCAGGGCTGGGCCGACGCAGCCGCTGCTGCGGCACACGCGTCGGCCGCGACGTTGCAGTCGGTCGACCCCGCGCTGTCCCGCCACCTAAACGACGCGGTGGCGACCTTTGGCGCATTGGTCAGAATCAAGGCGCTCGCCGACGACGCGTGTGCGTCGATCAGCGCGGCGATCATCGCCACGCAAACCGCTCGCACGCAATCGTGGAACGCGGCCGCGCTGAACGCGAGCGCCCAGTGCGCGCTCATCACCTTGGAGTGCCTTGCGGCGGTCACGGAGTGTGCGGCCAAGCGTGCGGCGGGCGACGCCGCTGCCACGCAAGCAGCGGCCGCAAAGGACGCAGCGGCCAACGCCTGATCATGTGGGCAGGTTGTGGACAAGTGCGCCACAACCTGCCCCGCTTGACAGCCTCCTACAATTGTGGTAGAACACCTTCTCAGCATTCATTCACCCCTGTTCTCGAAAGGAACACCCCCATGCAAAGCAACTGGCCAACCACGTTCGTGATCCACTCGTACCTGCTCCCCACCCCGCGCTACCTCGTCAGCGCCAAGGTTCCCACCAACGTGGTGTGGACGACCGACCGAAACAAGGCGGCGCAGTTCGCCGACTTTGACACCGCGCGCGCGCTGTCGTGGGAAATCGGCGGCGGCACCTCGCGCGTCGAAGAAATCGCCGCCGACGCCACAGACCGCGCGGCTCTGCTTGAGGCGCAATCGGTCAAGCACAGCGCCGAACTGCTTGAGCAGGCACACCTGCGCAGCGCCGACCTTGCCACGAAGGCAACTGAACTGCGCAACCGCATCGTGTCCGACACGCGGCTGCTTGGACGGCCGTACGCACACACCAAGATCACCAACGTCCGCATGACGGCGATGCACCTGCTCGGCCAAGTGTCCGCGTACGCCGTCCTGACGAGCGACGACGACACCATCAACGACGCGTTCGCGCTGCGCGGGGACGTGGTGAAAGCACGCGACGCCGCGCTTGAGACATTCCGCACCAAGAAGTCCCGCTGAGTGCGCGGTGGCGGGGCATGACACACACGCCCCGCCGCCGCGCCCAATAACCACGACTTGCACAATCTTGCAATAATTCGCACTAAAGTGGTTGACTCGTGTCGATCACGCGCTACACTCCCTGAGTCAACCCCGCCAGTTCACCCGTTCTCGAAAGGAACACCCACCATGACAACGTTCTTTCACTCGATCCTGCACAAGGGCACCCGCGCCGTCAACACCATCTACCACATGAGCAATCGGTACGCGACGTTCAACGAGGCGGCTGACGAGGCGTACGGGGCCGTTCCCGCGGGCAGCACCAACAACTGGTTGATTTGCGTGTACCACGTTGAAAACGGCGTCGGCCGCGAGGTCACTGCTGACGGCAGCGAGATCATCCCCGACGGGTGTGGCCGCGTGGTCGTTGTTCCGTGCACAACTGTGCACGGGTTCCACGCGCGGCTCCACGTCGCTGAGGAGAATGCGCACGCGGCAGCGCGTGCCGTGATCGACGCCACGATTCGGATGAACCTCGCGCCCGTCGGCGACCGCGACGCGACGGGCGACAAGGACAACGCCGAATGGTGCTTTCGGCAGCGGTTGCTGCTGCTTGGCGAGGCGGTGGTGCTTGCGGACAACGCGCGCAAGGCGGAGGCTACGGCGGCTGTGGTCGACCATGTCGGTGAGCCCACCGAATTGGTGGTCGACCCTTGCTGCTACTGCGGCGAGTCGACGGCGTGCGGCAACGGCAAGTTTGTGAACCGCATCCCGTCGGACGGTGGCGATGCCAACGGCCCCGACGTGTGGGCGTGCGAGGCGTGCACCTCGCCCGACCTCGACGAACTGCTCGACCGTGCCGTACGCGAGCACGCCGCAGCCCTCGCGCTGTGGTCTGCGCGGACGTGGGAAGACGCAGGCATTGCGGCCGACACCCGCACGTTCGCGCGCGACGCGCTCGACCACCTGCTCCGCAACAACTACGAGTTTGCCGCACGTTGCGCCTGCAACGCGGTCAAATTGGAGGCTGAGTATTTCGGCGACATCGGTGTGTGGACAGCGTTCGCCGAATGCTGCATCGAGTGCCGCGACTTTACGGGCGTGACCGCACAGGAGGAAACACAATGAACGCAAACGATCTTGCAACAGTTCTTGAGGATAATCAGAGACTACGCATCGAGAACGATCAACTCCGCAAGGACTTTGAGTTTGACCTTCGCGAGCGAAACGCAGCGATATGCGAGCGCGACGCGGCGATTCTTGAACGAGACAAGGCGCAAGTTGATCAGAGATTGATCGATGAACTTTGGGATCGCAGAACAGAGATGACTGATATGAAGGAACAGATCAAACGCCTGCGCGAAGAGCGGGATGCTGCACGGCGGGAAGTGTGCCATTGGATGAACACAGATGAGAGCGGATGCATCAAGCATGGATCCAAAGAAACCGCCATCACCCGTGGATGGGATTGCTTCAAGGAGGAAACACAATGAGCGGTGCGTGTCTTTTCATCGCATGGCTACCCGTGTGCAAATGCTACGGCGCGTTCTTCGGCGACCCGCGCGCCAACCCGTCGACGTGGACGTTTGTGCTCGGCTACGCCACGGGCTTGTACGGCATCACCGCGTTGCGGGAGTTTGCCGCAGCGAATGGCGCGACGCTCACCCGTCTGCGCACGAAGCGAATCAGCCCCGTGTACCGATTGGATTTCGTGCCAGTGGTCACGGATTCCGTGACCACTGGCGAGGAGGAACAGCCATGACGCGGAGCACCGACGTCGACACGTGCAACGACCGAGCGCGTCGGGGTGTCGCCGACGCGCTCGAACGCCACGGCCGCACGTGGTACTGGCTTGGCTGCGAGGTACAGCGCCGACGGCTTGGCAGCGCCTCGACCGTGCACCAGTGGCGTGCGGGCCACATCAGGGCCATCGGGTGCGGGCTGTACCTCGCCATCGTGGACCTGCTTGCTGCGGAGGCACGATGATAACGGTTGCCAACAGGATCAAGGCGTACGCCATCGGCAACGCCGTCTACTGCGTCAACTGCACCAAACGCGCGTACGACCGTGGCGCGTACGTGCTCGACGGCCGCGACGTCCACGACCACCACGGCGTGGGGATGTGGGTGTCGGACACCCACGGCGACCCCGTGCACGCCGTGTTCACCATTCTGCACCCCACCAACTGCGACACCTGTCGCGAAAGCCTCACACCATGACCGATGCCCCACCACCACCACCGTCAACACTCACCGACATCATCGGCACCCTCATCACGTTTGCGGGGCTCATCGCCCTTGTCACATTTCTCTGAGATTCTTTGCGCAACCCCTTGCACATCACAAAAGTGATGTCATACTACCCCCATCGGCCGCGTGTGCGGCCACCCCCCCGTTCTCGAAAGGAACACGACACAATGGCTTCTGAAATTTACAGCAACGACCACATCGCACTCGCCAACACCGCCGCATGGCACGGGCTTGGCACCGTCATCCCCCACACCATGTCGCCGTTGCAGGCGCTTGACGTGGCGAAACTCAACTGGACTGTCGACGAATCGTCGCTGATGTCGGCCACGTGGGTCGACGGCGTTGGCGCGGCCGACATCGTCGAGGTCACCACACACAAGTCGCTGCGACGCAGCGACGACCTTACGGTGCTCAGCACCGTCGGGTGCGACTATTGTGTGTTGCAGAACGCGACCCTCGCATCGTTTGCGGCGGCGCTTAGCGCCACGGGCAACGTGCAGGTGGAAACGGCGGGCTCGCTGTTTGGCGGACGCAAGGTGTTCTTCTTGCTGCACGCGGGGTCGGTTGACGTCGCGTCCAAAGGCGACATCGTGGAGCAGTACATTTTGCTTGCGAACAGCCACGACGGCAGCATGGCGGTCACCGCGCTTGCGACGTCGGTACGCGTCGTGTGCAACAACACCCTGACGCGTGCGACCAGTGGCAACGGCATCGCCACCCGTTGGCGCCACACCAGTGGGCTCACGCTGAAGGCCGACGACATCGCCAAGGCCATCGCGTCGTTCGGCATGGCCGCACAGGCAGAGGCCCGCGAGTTCGACGCACTGGCGGCGAAGTCGCTTACCAGTGAGGAAATCAGCGCGCTGTGGCTCGACGTGCTGCTCGCGCTTGACGGCCCCGTCGCGTTCAACCCTGCGACTGAGCAGCAGCAGCGCCGCAAAGACAAGTGTGTCGCCGCGCTCGCTCACATGTCGAGCACGTTCGACGCGGAGGCGCCGTCGTACGGGGCCAACGCGTGGGTGGCGGCAAACGCGGCCACCAACTACATCCAGTTCGCACGCGGCAATCTCAAGGCTGACGCGCGGATCAATTCCGATTTGTTCGGCGCGTACGCCGACGCGAAGCGGACTGTGATGGGCCTTGCCCTCGCGACCATCTGACCCAACGCCTGCCGCAGGGTAGGGGGTAGCACCCCACCCCTTCCCCTGCGGTGGGCTGTTCCACCACACCAATGAGCACCAAAATGACCACACCCGAATCGCTTCGCACCAAGCCCCGACCGCACGAAACCATCAGCATCGGGGGCCGCACCAAATGGAAGTTCGACGCCCTGTGCCTTGCGGGCCGACGGTCGCGGACCGCAACCATCGACGTGCTGATGGACTTCTTCCTAAAGCACAACCCCACCGTCCGCGACTTTGTCGAGGACCGTATGAACGACCCCAAGACACCCCAACCCAAACGAAAACCGTCGGACGACGCTGACGCGTCGCCAAACGATGAAAGGACCACACCATGAGTGTACCACCCACAGGACTGCACCACCTTTCGGACGCTGATTATTTTTCGATTGATTTGCCATCGAGCAGCCAAACCAAGACGCTGCTGTCGGGGACCAACGCGCATCTCGCGTTCGACCGCGCAACACCCCGTGCCGACACCGACGCGTTTGCGCTTGGCGCGTACGTGCACGCGCTGCTGCTCGCACCCGAGTCGATCGAGTCAGGCTTCGTGAAGGCGGGGACCATCGACAAACGCACCACCGCAGGCAAGGCGGAGTACGCGGCGTTGGTGTCGCGTGCCGAGCGCAACAACGCGCGAATCATCACCGCTGAATTGGTGTGGCAGGCCGAGGAAATGGCCGCGAGTGTGCGCGCAAACCCCAGTGCACGCGCCTTGCTCGACGCGCTAACCGAGCGCGAGGTGACGGTCATCGGCGAGATTGCCGAGCAGCCTGCCAAGGGAAAGGTAGACGGGATCATCCGCCTGCCCAACTTCAACGCGTGCGCGATCGTTGACCTCAAAACAACAGAGTCGGCGTCGGCGTTTGACTTCGCGAGCAGTGCCGCAAAGTTTGGCTACTACCATCAGGCGGCATTCTACCGCCGACTGGTCGAGCAAACCGTTGCCGTGGTCGACGACGTCATCGTCATCGCGGTTGAGAAGAAGGCCCCGTACCTGTGCGCCGTGTACCGTATCCCCGTGGTCGCCATCGAAACCGCCAACGCAAAGATTGACGGGCTTGTCAAGCGTTGGTGGGACGTGCACGACGGCGACGTGACAGGGTACCCCACCGACATCACCCCCCTGACACCACCGCGTTGGTGGATGTCTGCTGCCAACGATTCCTGAAAGGAACACCCCATGAGTTTGATTAAGACAAACACCGAAACCCAAGCGATCATCGAACAGGTGATTGTGATGGGCGACCTCGCAAAGTTGAACCCCGAGCAGCGGAACGTGTACTACAAGAGTGTGTGCGATTCGCTTGGCCTCAACCCGTTGACACGTCCGTTTGAGTACATCACCCTCAACGGCAAACTGGTGCTGTACGCGCGCAAAGACTGCACCGACCAGTTGCGCAAACTTCAAAACGTCAGCATCCGCATCGTCGGACGCGACCTGATGGACGATCTCATCGTGGTCACCGCCGAGGCGACAAACGCCAACGGCCGCACAGACAGCAGTATCGGCGCGGTGTCGATTCAGGGTCTGAAGGGCGAGGCAAAGGCCAACGCCCTGATGAAGGCCGAAACTAAAGCGAGGCGCCGCGTCACGCTCAGCCTGTGCGGGCTTGGCGTGGTCGACGAGTCGGAGATTGACTCGATCCCGCACGCCCGCGTTGGCGAGCCCGATCGTCCGACCGACGCGATCGTCAAGCACGCGGTGTTGGCGCCCGAGCCTGCGCCGTTGGCGGTGGTTGACACCGCACGGGATCCGAAGCGAACGGTGATCGACGTGGAATCGATTGAGGAGCACAAGGGCAAGAACGGCCCTGTGTGGAAGGTCACGACGCAGGCGGGAGACGTGTACGCGGCCGTAGTCGACAGCGTTGCGGCGGACCTGTCCGAGGCGATGTTGATTGGCCACCCCGTGGCCATCACGTGGGAACGGCGCGGCATCCGCAGCATCATTCTCACAGCAGAGGCGGTGGCCGAATGAACGACGTGCCACGGCCACGGCGCACCAAACGCCAACACACCCGATGGACCACCCAAGACGAAGCATTCGCCGCCGCCCCACAGGGGGCGACGGCTGATGTGTTGCGTTACATCGCCCAAGCCCCGTCGACGTGCGACGGGGTGGAGGCGGCGTTCGGCGGTCTGCACCAATCAATATCCGCAAGCGTCAACCACCTGATGCGCAAAGGATTCATCAGACCGTGCGGCTACGGCGTCACGCGGTCGGGACGTCGGGCCGTCATGTGGGCTGCGGTTACGAGCGGCACCACTGATGCCGTGCACATTAAACCTGTGGCCAACGATCTTGTCGAGCGGCTGCGCGCGTGCGCGTCCGTGCTGCTGCGCGATTTGCAGCGGGACGACATCGTCACGTTTGCATTGCTTGTTGAGGCGGCGAAAGAGATCGAGCGGCTGCGCAAGGTCCAAGCATTTGCGGCGCGACGCGTTGCACAACTGACACCGATTCGCGGGGTGAACGAATGAATCTCAAACGCCAATGGTGTATGCAACAGTGCTCAGAGATTGCGTTGTGGGAAGGGCTCGACGACGCGCTGATTGGCGTGGCCGAGCGCCCAAACATGCCGCCGCTTGCGGTGTATGACCGCGAACGGATCCTGCGCAAACTACGCAAAGACATGCCGTACGAGGACGCGGAGGAGTACATGACGCACAACATCACGTGTGCGTGGATCGGCGACCTTACGCCGATCACGCTGCACCGTGTGCCCCCGATTGCGGTGTTGCAGATGATGGACGTGATGGCCCCCGACGCGGCGAATGAAATTGAGCGGCTGCGTAACGCGTTGGCGCAGATAGCCGAGAACAAAGACGAGCCCTACGCCCGCGACTTCGCGATGGACATTCTTGAACGACGGGAGCCGATATGAGGTTTTACAGCGCGCGCCGAATTGTTGAGGCGGTGGACGAACTGGTGCCCGACGTGTACCGCGAGAAGACGGGCAAGGCCGTCGAGGAATTGCGTCGGCAGAAGAGTGCGGTGATGGTGGGGTGTGCGTACGAAATGCCCGCTATTCGGCCGTCGATGGTCGAGATAAGCGTCATTCTTGGCACGTCGCACAGCGCGGCCAAACTGCACTTGGAGTACTGGCGTGGGCTCGACTGGCAGGCGCGGTACGCGTGGATCCGATTCGTGGAAGGGAGGCTGAGCCATGAAACGAACCCCGTGGATGCCGCTCTACTGTGACGACATCATTTCATCAACCCCCGACATGACGGCCGAGGAGTTTGGCGCGTACGTGCGGCTGCTGTGCCACATATGGACACGGGGGCCCGTGCCCATCGACGAGGCGGTCATTTGCCGCATCGCGGGGTGCAAGCGTGCGGTGTGGAAGGCTATTGCGCCACGCTTCAGCGCGTGCCAACGCGATGACGGCAAGGCGGGGCTGTCGCAGACCCGACTAGAAGCCGAACGGCTCAGAAGTTATCTCAAGTGCGAGGAGCGTGCCGCGTCGGGACGGCGCGGCGCTGCATCGCGTTGGCACAATGGCTCAGCCAATGGCTTAGCCAATGGCAAACCGATAGCAAACCGATGCCAACCACAACCACAACCACAAAGAGAGAAGACAAACGTGACCGTAACGGTTGCCGATCGCGAGGCATCGACAGCGCCCTGCGGGGCTGTCTTGCCGCGACTTGCATCCGTCGACGAACGCGACGCGGTGACCGACAGCAACCGCGCCTTTGTCGCGCAGTTCCGTCAAAGGAAAGCCCCATGAACAGCGCCGAACTGCGGTGGCCAGACCCCGCGTTGTCGCCCAACGGCCGTGTGCACTACATGACGCGGCACCGAGCCGTTTCGCGGTACCGTCAGGCGGCGCATTACGCAGGGCGTGGCGGCAAATGCCTCGCCGTGCCCGTGTGTGCGATTCTTCCACTTGTTGCCACTCGGAGGCGCCGCGATCTCGACAACGTCTTAGCGAGCCTCAAGAGTGCCATAGACGGGCTCACTGATTCGGGGTGGTGGAAGGACGACCACGACATCAAGGGGTACCACATGGTCCCCGACATCTATTCTAAACTGTGGCAGGACAACCGCATCGTGGTGCTTGCGTGCGAGGCCGCAGACGCGGCGCATATGCAACTGGCCATCACCGCGTTTCAACTGGCGTTGACCGAGATTGACCCCAACCCCCACGCGGCGTTGCGCACGCTCCGCGAGTCAGGACCACCACATGGATGAACAGACCAACAACCGCATCGACCTTACCCAAGAGCAGTGGGTGCAGATGCAGATGTACAGGGCCGTGGCGTGGGACGTGTACGCGGCGGCGGTGCTTAGCATGTCGCGGCACCCAGGGACCACACGCGATGCGGCGGTGCCGCTAACACTGCCCGAGGTCGCGTTGATCGCGGACGGGATGCTAGTCGAGCGTGACCTGCGCTTCGGCAAGTAGCCGCGCGGCGTTGGCCCGCAGCGTGTTGCGCACATGGGTGTCGGTGTATCCCACCCGTTTGGCAACGGCTTTGAACGACAGCCCGAGCACGCGGAGCGACCACGCCTCGCGGATCCACGGCAAACAATCAACCCTGTCAATCATGCGAAGGCACTCGCGCTCAGTCGTGGCCGTGTCTTGTTGCGCAGCCGCGCGCGCCCCGCGCAATGCGTCGCCGTTGTGCGTGCTGGGCAACGCGCGCTTTCGGTTGCGGCCAAGGTGCCTGCGCAGCGTGTCTTTGTACACGTACTCTGCTTTACGCCTTGCAAATTGCAGCGGCGTGTTGTTCAGCAACATCGCGGCAATTGTGTCTTGCGCAATGTCCTCGGCGTGCTTGCCGTAGACGGTGTGGTTGCCGTCGCGACGCATCAGCGTGCGAATCCGTTGCAACGCGGCGGCGTGCGCGGCGCGTATCAATGCAAACGCCGCCCGAGGACGGCGCCTGCACTAGGGAAAAGGATGCCCTCAATCATAACGCGCGTCACTAGGGTGTCAATTCGTTGGACACACGGATTACACGTTTCATGGCCCGTGCGCGTGCCGCAAACAACGCCTCGCGTTGTTCGGGCGTTGCCCCCTTGCCGTCTTTGCGGAGTTTGCGCAACTCCTTTTCGGTCGACTCGACCACGCGGGCCAACGAAATGTTGAGCGGGTTGATGCCCCGTTCGATAATCGCCTCTTTGACGGGGTACGACACCTCGGGGTCTAGCAACGCTTCGGTGCGACGCAAGTCGGGCATGACCCGTGCGCTGATCCCTTGGTACGTTTCGGCCACGGCGCGCGTGTCCTGCGACGCGTCGCCCGAAAACGAACGGACCAGTGGGATGTCGGTACGTTCCACAGGCTGGTCGCTCAGCGCAATCTTGGCCAGTCGGTCCATTGTGCGGCCAAACCCGCTGCCGTAGTACCCGACAAGGTATTGGAGTGTGTTGGGGCTGTAGTCCATGTACCCCTGCCCACCCCCCTCAAACATATCACCACCGCCGAGGCTGTTGAACCCTTGCGCAGCGTCAATGTACGTCTGACTGGTGCCCTCAAAGTACGAGAACGCGTCGGTTTCCGTCTGCACCCCAAATGTCTTTGGAAAGATTGGTCGGCCCATGAAATTCTGATTCAGCCCAATCTCAGCCATCGGACGAATCATGGTCGGAAACAGCGCAGCCACCAAGTTGCCCGTGCCTGTGGTAATACCCGAACCGCCCATTGGGTTGAACGAGTTCATGGCGTCGGTGACCATCCCCGACACCATGTTGCCTACCGACTTGTTGCCGAACGCCGTGTCGGCCGCGCGAACACCTGCCGAGTACAGCACGTTGAATCCGTAGGCCAGCGGGATCTTTATGTACTTGCCCGTGCCACGCGGGTCCATCAGAATAATGTTGGACGCCTTCTCGTAATCAGGGATTGCGTCCCACCGCTTGCCGCCCGTTTCCTCGTCGTCGCCGCCAAGCGCGCGAAGCATTGCGGTCACCATCCCAAACATTGCCAACGACGGGGCTATTGACGCGGCGCGCCGCGTCGCCCTGCCCACGTTGACGCTTCCTTGGACGCTTGCGTTCAAGAACATGTAAAATGTGTTCAGCGTCGGCTTACGCTTGCCGCCTTTGCCAAAGTCAACCGTGATGTCGCGTGCGGCCAACGCCGCCTGCTCGGCGCTTGATCCTGTTGCACGACGTTGCTCAAATTGGGCCAACCGCGTCGCAGTTTCGGCGGCTGTAAAGAACGCGGGGTACCACCCAAGCAGTGTACGTGTCAGCGTGCGGTCGTTTGGATCACGCCGTGTTACACGGGCCGCAAGCGCGTCAAAGTCGGTGTCTTTGGTTTCCAAATCGTTGCGGCCCCAGTACACCTGATCGCCGCCCGCGCGCACAAAGTTTGCGTACGACCGCGTTGGCCGCGTGGGATCGTTCCACGCATCGGTAAACACGTTGAGAAATGCACGCGGGTACCGCGTCAGCATTTCCGCCGTGTCCCGCGCGCCATGACTCGCCGTGTTGACCATTGACCCCGCCATAATGTCGCGGACCAAGTTAACAGGCGCAAACTCAGGAGCGCCCATGCCCGTGGTAAAGAATCGCCACACGTTGTTGACGTGGTTAAGCCCCCGCGCGAGCGTGCCAATGTCTGCGTTTGGCACCGTCATCGCGGTGGCCAAACGGGGGTTGTTGATGCGGACAACTACCATGTCACCCGCTTCGTAGTTGTGGCCGTTGATGGTGATTGGTGCGTTTACGTACGCGCCGAAATGCCGTGGTTCCGACATCCAATTGCCGTCGTGCACGGTGCGGACGACGCCGTCTACATTGCGCTGAATAGTTGGTCGGACCACCACCGCCATCGAGGGGTCGTTTACCAGTGTCACCAAACGAACAAACCGTTGTCCGATTTCGTTGCGGGCAACCCGTTTCATCGTGTCTTCGTGCAAGAACCCGACCTGCGACGTTACCCCCTCGGCCCGTGACCCACGGCCCAATCGTTCGGGCATTGCACGGCTTTGGGTTGACATCCCACGGCCAAACACGTTGCCCCCGTCAAAGTCTTCAAACAGTTCGTCAAATGGTCGCGCGGGCGCGCCCCGCAACGGCACGTAGTGCGTGTACCGCGTGGTAAGCAACGTGTGCGTTTCGTTGGTGATGAGCCCCGCGTCGCGGCGAAGATCAAGCCCCGCACGCAACAACTCACGCCAGTCCTCGGCGATGCGGTTCATCTCGCCGTACTGGCCAGTGGCGCGTGCTTGGTTGATGATTTGCTGCGCGTCAGCCGTCATCATCCCCGTGCCACCGTCGGGAAACCGTGGGTTGATTGTCGCAATGTACGCGTTGCCGTTGTTTACCGCGTGCTGCGCCGTCAGAAAGTTGTCCATCGCCTCAAGCGAAATGTTGTGCTCGGACATGTCGCGCAAGGTGTTTGCGTACTCGCGTGTCGCGGCCTGCTGCATGGCGCCAAGACGGCCTGTAAGCACACGCACCCCGAGATACGGGTTGGCAGGGTCGGGCAGCGCCACCCCGCTGGTTTCCTGCCAGTTGTCGGCGTACCGACGCAACTCGTCGTACTTGTCGACAAATTGCAGCGTGGCTTCGTCTTTGACGCCGCGTACGCCTTCACGCATCGACATGCGGATGGGCACCTCGTTGTGAAACAGGTCTGGGTACGCGTTGACAACGGCTGCGGGCTGGAGCCGCAACGAACGACGGATGTCTGCGTCCTTGGGGCTGTAGTCCCCGTTGTTGTTTGCAACAGACTTGACCGCCGTGTCGTCCCACAAGATCACAGCGGTGCGTTTGCCGTAGATCCGTTGCATTGCTTCAATGCGTTCATTGCTTGTCTTTTCGTACGCGTTCATGCCCGACATTTCCCATTGGGCAAACTCATCATTGAGTTCAAACAATTCGGCCGCGCTTTCTTGTTGCGCTGCGGCAACCATAAAGTCGCGGTCGTCATGATACGTTTCGCTGTCGGGGTTGAGGTTGGCGGAGGCGGCGTACGCGTTTGCCCCCTTTCCCTCGATTGTATTTTCGTACGTGATTCCGTCGTACCCAAGATTGTTCAACATATTGCGCACATAATCACGGCTGAACGATTGGTTTCCGTTTGGGTGCTGGTCGTTGTTAGTCATTACCGATTCAAACCCTGACTGGTTGTACCGCAAAAACACCTCTGCGCCTGCTTCGGGAATGCCAAGCCCCGTGTAAATTTCCATAAGCGCGTCGTCCATTGTTTTTGTCGAAATTATGTCCACCTGCTTCAGACCCTTGAGCACGTTGAACGCAGTCCACGACCCCATGTCCTCGACCTGTGCCACGCGGGTTGCGCGGGCGTAGACAGGAAACAGCACCGCTCCGTCGGGACTGTTGCGGAATGGTGAATTGTACACCCGCAAACGGCGGTCAAAGAAATCTGTCGCTTGGGCAAACGGGCCAAGGTGCAACCCAAACTGATCGGCGCTCATGTTCACGTCAAACTGGGTGTGGTGGCGGTACCCGCCATGAAACCAAATGTCGTTGGGGTGGATCCCGTTCAACGCGTTGCCGTTGTCAAAGTACTTTGTAAACGCTGGGGTCGTTGGCTTTGAATACGGCGACGCGACCAGTTTCTTGTACAGGGTGGTCACCCCCCTACGCGTTTGCGCAGCCACGTTGACCAGACTGAACTCCTTTCTGTAGTCGCGTTCCTTCGCATCAATATTATTTGAAAATGGTGCAAGGGTTACAGCGTCTTCGATGACGCCTAAGTCGCGCAGACTCATCCGCGTGCCGTGCGTCTCGGCCAACGTTACAATGTGCGCACGGCCTTTGGGCCCAACAATTGGGTCCTCGTACCACGGTGCAATGCGGGTGCCGTCGGCACGCTCGCTGTCCCGAGTGACCATGAAATCTGGCGGCTTCTCGCCACGCACAGGCTTGCCCTTTGCGTCGAGCGGCGGCGCCCAATTCATCTTGGCCCACTTGGTGGTAGAAAGCGCTTTGGTAAACAGACCAAAGTGGGCCGCGTCGAACATAAACGACTGGCCGTCGATGGTGTACTTGTGCGACGGCTTTAGCACGCCGTCGGCGTCACGCGTGTACCCGTACTCGGCGCCAAAGGCATAGGTGTCGTATTGACCTTCTTTGGCCCACACCCCCACCATCTGCTGCTCACCCGTCGCAATCATTTGAAGCAGCCCGTCGAGAGTTTTGTGGCTGGCCTCTTGGTCCGACGCGCCCACCCAGTTCAACCAATGCTCGGCGCCGTGGTTAGCGTGCCGCGTCATCTCGGGCTGCGTCTTCAGCAGCGGGCCGAACACGCGGTTGGGATCAATGGCCCGCTCCACCGCTTCGTAGATGGCGATGCCACGCGCGCCGTTGAACAGCGTCGCCAGCCCCCCAACCTTCTTGGTTTCAACGCTAAACGTAACAGGCAACGCCGCAGGGTCTTCGGCCACGCGGCGTGCCGTTTCGGCCTTGGCCTCGGCCGTGGCCTCGGCGACCAACACGCTTGTGAGTTCGCGCTTTGCGGCGGCGTGGGCCAATTTGTCGCCGTTGAAATCGGGCAACCGCACCTCGCGGACCATCTCGTCGTCGATGACGACTTGCAGGGCCACCGTGTTGCCGTCGTACACGTTGACAAATCGTCCGTCGCGGTTCCAATGGTCCGCCACACGCACGCGGTCGTACACCGACCCGTCCGTCTTTCCCGCAACAAGCGCCGAGAATGAAATCACCTTGTTGTCGATGCCAAGCGAGCCGCCAAGCCGCGTGAACACGCGGCGGACCTTCTTTGCTGTCGCGGTTGGGCTGGCCATTGCGTTGTGCAAATGGATTACCCCTGTTTCCGTTACCCCGTCAATTGTTACCTGCTTGCCGATGTTGGCAAGAAACGACTTGCCAAAGGCGTTGCCGTTGTGCGTGGCCCCCGCCCCTGGGGTGCCGTTTGCGCGCTTGACGTCGCCGTCTTTGTCCCGAAGCACTTCTCCGTCAACGCCAATCACGTCGTACCGCGTGCGCTCAAACATTGCGTCGACAAATCTCAGCCACTCACCCGTGTCTGCCTTGGTCCAGACGCCAGCCACGGCGCGGTCGACAAACGTTTGATACGTTTCGCCCTTTGAGTTTGTGAAATTGACCAGATCAATAAACAAACTTTCTTGCACGCGTGGCGACACGCCGCGCGACATGAATCCCCACATAGCAAGCGCGACGGTGTGGTGTGGCTTTACCTGTCCCGTGGCGTAGAACGCGCGCAACCGCTGCGCCATGTCGAGCCCGTGGACGGCGTCGTCTACCATGCCCTGACTCAGCCGCCCGCCGTTGGCGCGGAGCGCCATGTTCCTCTGCATCCCCGCGCTGTTGTTTGCGAGGTCTGAAATCAAGAAATCGGGCAACACGGGGATGTCGCGCGAGCCGTACAAATCGGCAAAGAATCGTTCCGTGGCGTCACGCGACGTAAACGCGTCGGGATGCCGTTCCAACAACGCGTCAACTTCTACAAGCGAACGTTCTGCGTTGGCCATGCTGGTCTTTGCGGGGATCTTGTACCCCCCCTCAAACTGCTGCATGTTGCCGCGATACCGCGTCAGGAACTGGCGGTCGAGTCCGTGCTTTCGGTTGACGGACCGACTGGCGAGTTCTGCGATGAGGAGGTCTTTGACTTGAGGCGCTTCGGCTTTGGCGAATTCGCCGAGCCACCCATCGAGATCGATGTCGAAGCCTTCGTCTTGGACGATTTCAACGATTGTGGCAGCAGGCTTGACCCAAAGATCCCATGTCGTTTTGCCGACTCGGGATCGACTGCCAGCCCCCGTTGCGCGAGGATTTCGTTGAACTTTGCCCAAGACATCGAAGTCTCCAATCGTAGTGTAAGTGCTTTGAACCTGCGCAAACTCCACGGACATTCCGCGTGTTGCAGCAATTTGCGTTGCGTTGTCGACAAACGTTTGACGCGACGACGTTTGTCCGTCATAGTCGCCGTACACGGCCCACACGCCACGCTTTGACCCCAGTGTAGTCGCGCCGTTGAACTTTGCACCAACATCGGACAAGAGGCCACGCAATGTGGGCTCATCAAGCGGGTTGGTGGTATTTGCCACAAATATTGCTGCCAACACCTGCTCTGTTTCGGGCACGTTCTTTGTCGCGGGGCCGACGGTGATTGCGGCCTTCTGCAACAGCAACGACCCCAACACCTCGGCGACTCGGTGCGTGTCAACGTGGTTCAACCCGCCCACGTGGATCCGCATCGACCGCTCGGTGCGTCCCTCAAAGTATCCCAACACCTCTTCGATGTTTGGCTTGTTTACACCAATTTGGTTGCCAAGCATGGCTTGCAGTTGGGTGTTGAACTCCACCCCCGTAACCGCGTCGCGCACCCGTTCGTTCACGCTGTCGTACGCGGCCTGCTCGTTGAACAGCGGGTCTGCGCTGACGTCGGGACGGATGATGTGCTTTGACAGAATTGGTTGAGCGGTGGGCTCCACGCTCATGCTGATCCGACGGGTGTCGGTTACCGACTGCACGTCGTCTTTGACATTCTTGCGCCGCAACACAGACGCCGCGCGTGCCTGAGCCGCCGTGTTTCGCCGCTGCAACACAGCCTTTGTAGGTTGCGTGTCGCCCCCCTGCTCGCGCTGCGAATACATGATGCGTTCGTCGGCGGTTGGGTTGGCGTTGAAATACCCCTTCACCTGATTGGGGTTAAACACAACAACGTCTTTGCCAAATTGGCCGTAGTCACGAATAATTCCGTCGTAACCCAATTCGTCTTGCAGCAATTTACGCCACTTTGACCGATCAGTAAGATCAAGTCCGCGCGCGGTTGGGCCTAACTCTCGCGCAAGCACCTTTGCCACTTGGTCAACTACGTCTTCGGTGCTATTCTCAAGAATTAACGGACGACGGATATTTGCAACAGCGGGAACAATTGCAGACTGGTTGACAAATTTTCCAGAATCTGGATCCTCCGCAAATTCGTTTGCGCGCCGAGGGTCTGTTGTCAGGTAAATTCCCCCGCCGATTTGGCCGTTGATAGAACTAATAAACGTGTCAAACTCAGCACGCGTTCCGTGATACAACGGAATCAACGCGCCGTCGGCGTCAACAACTTTGGACCCCTTTGCCCAGACTCGCATCTTGGGCGTCATGTCGTAGTTGTTGAGCGGGCGAAGCGATGACCGCGACTCAACAGGGGTGTCGCGCTGCGAATACAGCGCCGTCAAATCGGTAGGCGTTGCCGCCATTTTTTGATCGGCGTATCCAACGCCTTGTTTCAAATCGTCCATCCATTTGGCGTAGCGTGGATCGGATTGTCCCCACACCGACCCGTCGGCGTTGCGCCGATTCGGCCCGTAGTTCAGCCACGAATTTTGCCCACGTGTTTCGGTTGCCATTGCCTGACGGGCTAACGGGGAGAACATCGACGCGTGCGATCGGTACGCGTTCTCTTCGCCACGTGGACCAAATTGAAATCCCTCGGCGCTGTGGCCAAGGATGTCGTGCACCCCGCGAAACAAATCGTTAAACGTTTGTTGGTACACGTCGCCCGCGCTGTCCAACACAGGGACACCCGCGTCGGCCAACAACACGTTGTTGTTGATTGCGTCCGCAAGCAACGACGGGTTTGACCCAAACGACATGGCCTCGTTTGGGTTGATTGTCTTAAAGTAGAACACGCGCTTGTTCTTGCGCACGTCGTCAATCATGTCGGCAGAGTCTGCGTATGGCTGGCCCTCGCCAGCCCACGGGATGATTTCGTAGCCACGGTCTTTGAGGTACTGGTACTGGTCAAGCGTTTCCTCGCTGAACGCTTTGTACGCGGCACGTGTCTCGGGATTGGTGGTTGACGCGGGCTGTGATTCAAACCAATCCGCATACCGCTTTGCAAACGACTCGTCAACCTCGGCGTACGTGTCTTCAATTGGTTCGGCTTTGATCCCACGGTCGCGCATGTAATCGTTGCGAACGGACCGCACATCGTCGTTTGCCTCGCGCCGTCCTGCGCGGTCGCGCAGCGAGAACGCAATCTCTTCGGACGGTGTTTGCCTAAGCATCCGCGTCCGCTCAATGCGGGCCACGGTGTTGGGCGCAACGGGCTCGGTTGGCGATTCGCCACGGATGATGGCCATCGCCTGTATTGCGTTGCGTCTGCGAATTGCAATGGCTTCCAAGTCTGGCGCTGCTGTTTGCACCACACCTGTGTCGGACTCGGTTGGCACCGCGTCGGGCGTTGTGGCCACGGTGTCGCGCATCGCGTCGGGCACCTTGCGGATGTTTGACGGGATGCGATTGGGTTGCATCACGCGGCTGCTTGGCGACAGTTGCGCGCTGGTGTTTGCCAACACGGGGGCCACGCTTGCAAGCGCGGTCATTGCACTGGCCAACAACCCTGCGCGTTGCTCGGGTGGCGCAGACTGTGCCTGCTGCAACAACGCCGCCGCGTCGCTCATCTTCTTGTCGTCGTCGCCCGCAATTGCGCCCGACATACTCGGCGTTGCCGCGTCGCGCAGCGAGAACGCAATGGGGTTTGGTGGTTTGCCAACAGGGGCGGGCGTGGCCGTCGGTGTAGCAGTCGGCACAGCGGTCGGCGCAGCGGTTGGTGTAGCCGTTGGCGCGGCGGTCACGTCAACAGGCGCGGCACGTGGTGCCGATGGCGTTGGCGGACGCATCGCGGCCTGCAACGCGGCGCGCGCGTTGACACGTTTCTGGTTTGTTTCAAGATCTTTGCGCACCGCCTCGGCGACGCGGTCGCTGAACTTTGAGTGAATTTGCAACTGCTCTTCGCGCACGCCGTCGAGCCGTTGCCGAATTTCAAACAACACCTGCTGCGCTTCGGGGCCAAAGAATCCGTTCTTGACCAACGCGTTTGCCATCCACCGCGTAAACCGTTTGTCGGCGCGGCCCTGCGCGTCGCGATACAGCGCTTCGTATTCCGCAGCCATTACTGTGGCGCTGCCTGCGGTGCGGTTTGCCGTCGTGGCTTGGCTTTCGGCGGCAAATGCTTGCACCGATTGCTTCGCGCGTTGCGCGCCACCCGCAGCGTCAACCTGTTCGGCTTGCTCTGCCGTGGCCGTGCCCGCCATCACGTCGTTTGCGGCAGCGGCCAGCCCACGGTAGTACGCAATGACTTGCGGCAGGCTCATGTTCTTGACGTTGTCGTCAACTTGCCTCATGTACTCGGCGCCGCCACGCATGGCAAACGCGGGGTCTATTTGCAGCAACTTTGCGACGAACTGGGCGCCTGCTGCTGAACGTGACGCGGTGCGGTGCCGTGTTTCGTGCATCGCAATCGCAAACGCGTTGCGCGCCGTAAAGGCGGTGCCGTTCTCCCGAATTAAGTATACGCCGTCGGGGCTAGATTGTGATAGATACGCGCCATCGGCAAGCCCGTCTCGTTCAATAGTGCGCGACGTGCCGTCATTCTGCTTGATGGTGAACACCACCCGCGCGTTGAGCACAGTTGCCTGCTGACCCGTGAGCCGTGCGATGTTACGCTCGCCGTCGGAAAGGTCGGCGTCGGCCACGCGGACCAACGACACAACAGACGTGACATCGGCGTTGGTCGCGTCGCCAATTTCATCGGCGCTAAGCAGTTTGGATTCAAACGGCGCGTCTTGTTTGACCCGCACCCCCTTGCGCTTGGCCTGCGACCCCTGCGCCGCGCTGGTCATTTCAAGGTGAAGCGCCTTGATGCCGCGCGCCTCGTTACGTTTACTTTGCGGACGGGAGAACTGTGGCGTGGTGTTGGTCTGCACCGCGTCGGCGTCAATCTGCCGTTGAATCTGATCCGCAACAGGCGCGGTAACGCCACCCTCTGTGGCGGTAACCGTCAACCCGTTTCGTACCGCAAGCGACGCAATCGCTGGCGCTGCTTCAAGCATTTCGCCGTTGTCGGAATACGGAATCACGTCCACGATGTGGCCCGCGTTGTTGCGCAGCGTCAACACGCCCGCAAGCACCGTTCCGTTGTTAAGTTCGGGAAATCCTGTCAACGCTTCAACGTTGCCGTCTTCGATGTTGGCGCGGGCTTCGGCTTCAGTGCCATTTGCAACGTACACGTGCGTGCCGTTTGACCTTGTGATAGGGATGTTGCCAATTCCCAACGCGTTCATGCGGTCGCGGACGTCTTTGGTAAGCGTAGTACCAACGTCGTCTTCTTTGACAAACATTGCGGTGCGGTCGCCGTTGGCCAGTTGCTCCACTTGGAACATGGCCATGCTGCTGCCGCGCGCGGGCTGCGCATTGCGGTTGAGGTGCAACAGGTCTGGCTTGTTGGCCGACGACTCAGACTTGCGATTCATGCGCCCCTGCGCGTCTGTTTCCTGTGTCTCGACAATTGCCCGTGTCACAAACTCAGTGCCTTTGCGAACCTCGGCGGCAACGCCTTTGCGGATAGCGCGCTCATCCCGTGCGCCCTTTGAAATGATGTGGTGCCCGCCGCCAAACAAGCCGCCCGCGTAGGCGCCAACGCGGAGCGAGTGCCACACATTCTCGTCAATGAACAACTGCTTGGGATCCGAAGAGAATAACGGGCGATCGATTGTGTAAAAATCATTGTTTGGGGCAAACAATGTCTGGCTCAACACGTCTTGCACCTGTTCGCCAAGATGCGGCGCACCTTCTTCAAGCCCTTCCACTGTTGCGGGCACCCCAACCACCGCCGCAACTTTCTTGATCACGCCTGCGGGGCCGCGCTGGCGCATCATGCTCTTGTTCAAGTTGCTGAGCATGGTGCCGACCGACGTGGCACTGGCCTTGCCCGCAACTTTGCGGCCCAACGCCGTGCCGAGAAACGCGGCTTGGGCCGTGTCGCCGACGTACTCGGATCCGTATTCAAACGCCGCGCCGATCACGCCGTACATTTCCATCTCGTTGAACGTTGGCATGGCGGGCGGTTTGATGCCCATTTGCTCAGCGGTTAGCAGTTGTTGCTTGTAGATGTCCCACCGCCCTTGTTTGGCGTCGGAATACCCCGCCATCGCAAACGGCAGCGCAAGCACTGCGCGGGCTTCGGGCGTCGGCGCAAGCATCGACGGCAGCGATGCGGGCAACGACCCCGCAGCAGCGCCAAGATCGCCTGCAAACGTGTGCGCTGCGCCGCTAACAAACCCTGTTGGCGCGCCCAGCCGCTCAGACGCCAACACAGGCGCGTCGGGATCGCCTGCCAGATGCTGCGCGTAGCCGTCTACGTCAACAGCGTTGCCCGTGGCTTCGTTCAAATACATCGTGTCCACGGCGCGGCCAAACCGTTGGCCCGCTGCCATAGCGTCGGCCATTCCCGCCATGCTTTGCACCATGCGCGCGGGGTCGTTGCGCCCCGTCCACCGCATACCCCCTGGCCCGTACACGTCGTACATCGAGAATCCGCCTGCGGCCACGCCGCCCGCAAACCCCTCGAAACTGGTGAGCGCGTTGCCAAGAAAGTTCTCAAACACCGCCACAGGCGCGGTTCGTTTCTGCGCTTGATACGAGTCCCATGCAATAGGCTTTAACCCCTTGAGAAACTGGTCGGCTTGCAGATCCGCAAACGCGTTCACGTCGTCGTCGTCGGACTGATACGCGCCGCCCAACGACGCCGCGTCGGCCTCGTTGTCGATAAACGAAACGCCCGCGTGCTTGGTCACGTCACGCATCAGTTGCAACGATTTTTGACGTGCCGCGTTCCACGCGCGGTCGTCGATGCCGTTCATCGCGTCGGCAATAAACGCCTTTGCGTCGGGGGATTCCAACGACCACCCGCTGTTGATGGCGTCCTGCGTCGCCTTTTGACGTGCGCGTTGACGGATGACATCGATTTGGCTTTGGGCGATGGGGGTGGGTGGGATCATGGGCGTCGTTATTTAAGGTCTAACGTAAATGAATTAGGATCTTGCGCCATTGTGGGTGTTTCCGCTTGCTGCTGCTGCTGCCCCTGCTGCGGCTGGTATGTCACGCGGTTTGCCTCAAGCGTCGTGTTTACCATAGCGTCAATGGCTTGCGGGTTTGACGGGTCCCATTTCAAATTGACCTGCGCCCATTGGTCAAGTTCAAATAAGTATTTGCGATAATTCATTACCGCGTTGGGATCGGCTGGACGGCCAGGGACAAAGTCGCCCATCACAGGCGGTGCAACCATGTCCACTTTGTTTGGGAACAGATTTCCGCCAAACGCCGCAAGGTGGGCTATCTGGTCAAATCGGCCAAGCGGGTTGGTGTCAAACCCTTCCATCCCAATTATGTCAAACACGCCCACGGGCCGTCCCTGAATTGCAGGATCCAGTTTCATGTCTTTGGGTGGGTACAGCGCTTGAAGCGATTGGAACGCGTACGCAGTCCTCTTGTGCTCGGGTTTGTTGCTCTTGGTCAACTCAAGAACTCTTTCCAACGCTGGAGTGCTCCTGCGAACGCCTGTCTGAATCTGTGCGTTTTTGATGTTTGGGTCGTACACAGGAATTTCGATCGGCTCGTTGAGTCGGCCCTGTTCCGCGCTAATTGCGGCGTTCTGCATCCCCGCGCCGATCTTGCTGATCTGGCCACGGCCACCGTCTTTCGACATGCTTGCAAGCAGTTGCGCTGTTTCGTTCATTGCGGCTTGTGGGTCCATGTCCGCAAGCCCCATAAGCAACTCGCCCAGCGCGGGCGGGATGTTTGGCGCCGCCGCAATGGTGCGCGATATGGTGGACTTTGCCTTTCGATTCATGATGTCGAACTCGGTGCGGGCTTTGAGTTCTTGGCGCATCTTGCTGCGCATGGTCAGCAGCGACATCCACTGCTCATGGCGGATGGGCACATTGGCCCCGTTGATCACAATTGCGGGGGTGCCGTCTTCGTAGAATCCAAGGTCAAACGTTTCCATGCCCGCTGGATCGCCGTCGGTAATCCCGCTCAGCGTGAGGTCAAAGTCGTTGATGTGCGACATCTTGCCCTTGGCCTCTTGCGACGCCAGTTTGGCAAAGTTCTGCTCCTCGGGGGTGCGCAGCGCGTTTGCATCCACAGGGTCTTGTTGCGGGACAAACGACCCCCCCGCAACAGCCTCGGGCGCCATCGGATCTGGGATGGCTTCAAACACGTTTCTGTCCATGATTCTGTTGGCCATTACGAACCCCCTCGCATCTTTCGCGCTGCCCGTGAATACGACTTCGGCAGGGCCACCGCTGGTCGCCGCGCGTCGGCCGCGTCAACGTCTTCGTCGGGGTCAATTGGCGAGTTGCCGCCGCTGCCTTTAATCCCCGAGATGGCGTAGAACCCATCGCGGTACAACCGTGCTGCTTCTGCTGCGGCGGTAGACTTGCCCGCGTTGACTACGCCTACCGTCATGCCCTTAAATCGCGCTAATTCTGCGGCTTGTTGCGCTTCTGCCCGCGTGTCGGTGCGTGTTTCGGTAGCGATTACGCGTGTTTCTGCCCGCTTCTCCGCGTCAATGCGCCGCTGCTCTGCGCGTTCTTCGTCGTCCAATTGGTCGGCGTTGGCCTGTTTGCGCGCGCGTTCGCGATCCTCCGCCGCACGTTCGCGATCGTCCACACCCTCCGCCCGTTGCTGTGCCCGCCCCTCGCGGTTGGCTTGGCTGGTAAGCGTGCCTTCCATCGCAGCGCCCGCAGACGCCAACGGGTTGTTGGGGTCGTAGGTTTGAAACCCTCGGGCGATGCCCATGCCAAGGTCACGTAAACGGTCGGGGTCAAAGAAGTCGTTTGTTGCCATTGTGAAGCCTTAAAAACGGTATCCGCTGCCGTCACTAGGACCGCTGTTGTTGCCGTTGTCGCCGCCGCCGTACGCGTTAAAATTTTGGGGGTACGCATACCCGCCGCCGCCGCTTGACCCGCCGCCGCCGCCGCTGTTGGGACCCGCGTTGCCAAGCCCACCGCCCACAAACGCGCCGCCGATACTGGTCATGGCGGTGCCCGCCGCTGCCCAACCCGAGCCCACGTACTGCGCCGCCTGACCACGGAATTGGTACCCAACGTCCAGACCGTGGCCCATCATTGTGTACTGATTTTGAAGCGCCTGCGACGACATGTTTGCAAGGTTGCTGCTGTACGTTTGGTAGATGTTGGACAAATTGCCCGCCATAGATTGCTGAATCGACGACACGCCTTGGCCCATCTGCGCAGTCAGTGTGGACATGCCCGCCGCGCGTTGGGCCTCAAGCGACGACAACTGGCCCGCGTATTGTTCGCGAATCGCGCCTTCTTGCAGCACGCCTTGCTGGCCAACAGACAGCACGCGCTCTTGGCCAAACGTAGACTGGCCGATGCCGCTGAACGCGTTGGCCGCACGTGTTTGCTGTTGCTGCCGCTCGCTAAACTGGCGCTGCAACGCGATGGTGCTGTCGCGGCCGATGCGCATTTCGGCCGACGCCTTGTCCATGCCAGACCCGTATTCCAACTTGGCTTTGTCAAAGTACGACGTAAACATGGTCCGCGCCTTGTTCATGTCTTTGCGGTACATGGCCATGTTCTGTTGCCGTTCGGCCGTGTACCGTTCCAAGATCTTGCCGTAGTCGCTTGCATAATCGGCGCCAAGTTCGTTGAAGTCGTCGATGGCCCCAGCCGCAAGCCCGAGCATCGCCCGACGCTTTGCCTTTGCGGCTTGTGACGAAGCGGCCGCGCCGCCCGCAATAAGTATCGCGCCGATTGCAAATCCAATAAGTGCCATTACGTGTCTCCTCGACTCTTGCCAACTTGTGAAACTACGACGGACGCGCGTTCGATTGCCCACGGCTTGCCGTCCGACGCGATGGTGAGGTACACGGCCTCGGACCGCACGCGGCATTTCAGCGCGGTGTTCTTGCCTGTTACAAGCGTGGCAATTTCTGTAACCTCTGCCTCGGGAAACGACGCCGCAGACACCAACGCGGTGTCGGGCATGTCGTCAATGGGCGTTTGTTGCTGAGTGACCATCGACCCGCTGGGGTTTCCGATGTCGGGGGTAATTTGAACGTACTCGGCCTTTGGCAACCCTGTTATATCGCTTACGCGTTCAATGGCCCACGACGGGTTAATGAGCCCCGCAAGGTCGGTTCGCCACCGCAGCGTCCATGTGTCGGGCCCGTTGTATATGCGGGCGTTTCCAGCGGCAAACGGATCGCTTTGCGAGTACAAACCAAACGGACGTTCGCCCCACCGACCGTCTACACGATCGGGGCTGGGCACGGCGGTGTTCCCGCCTTCGTACAACGGCGACGGTGTGGGGTTGTCGGCCGAGTTGCCGCAATCAACCACAATGGGGTTGATGTTGATGACAAACAGGGTGTCGGTTTGCAGCCCAAGCGCCGCCTGAGCGGTTTCGCCCGTGCTTACCGACAGAATTGGCGACTGGCTAAGGTCGTTGAACCCCGTTGGCAATTCGTAATCGTCTTGGCCCATGTCCACGCGGACTTCGCGGAGCATGACGCGGTAGGGCAACGGCGCCGTGATCGGGCCGATGGTAAGGCTCGACCGCACAAACTGTGCAATCTGGTCCTCGTCTTCCATTTCCGAATCCCACCCATCCACACCAATGGGAAACGCTTGATCAATAACACTGATTGACTCGGCGCCCGCCATGAAGAATCGGCCCGAGTTGGTCCGCGACGTGCCGACGTAGCACGCCGAAGACGGGGCGTAAATATTGGGGTCCGAAAACCGCTGCGGCCAGAACGAATCAGTCTTCAAATCGTAGTACAGGTGCAGGCTGGAAATCTCCACCCCGCTTACGGACAGAAACATCCAAATGCCTTCGCGCTCGGGGTCGTACACCAAGCACGGAAACACTTCCCCGTTGGCAGCGTTGCCGAGTAAACTTATTGCCACAGGGTCTTGGGCTACGTCGACCGCTGTGCCCTCCGACGTCAACCCCCCGCCACTGGTCTGGGTTTGCGCGGAAGCGCCTGAGCCGCTGCCACCGTCCGTTTGGAGCGATCGGAGCGTGCCGCCGCTAAGCGCGCTGGTGCCGCCGATGGCGGGGGTGCCAAAGTCCAACCGCAGAAAGAACGAATCAAGCCGCCCCGCGCTCACACGCTTGCCACGGTCAAAGTTGAAATCGTTGGGGCTGATGAAGTACAGCCCGTCGTTTGTCAGAACAAACGCGCCCTTCTCTTGGGACTGGCACCACGCGCGGCTTCCCGATATGCCAATGCTGCGGGTCAGGCTGACCATCGCCACTTCGTTGTTAAACAGGGGGTCGGTGGTCAAAAATGAAAACGAGTTGGTGCACCCAAACATCAGCCCCGATTGGGCAAATGGGAAGATGGCAACGATGGGATCGCCCAGTGTGCCGTACTCTAGACTGACCGCAGCCCCGACAGCGCCGATAGCAACCCCCGCGTTAAACCCGTCGAGGGCGCCGCCTGACGGGCATTCGACAAGGTCTGGGGCACACGCGTACCACACGTTAGGCGTTTTTTTGAACCCCGCCAGCACAACGCGCGCGCCCCACCGACAAATAAGCGTCGCGCGGCTGTGGTCGTTGGACGCGTACGCGTTGTCTAGATGAAATGGGCCGTGCTTAGGAGATGCATTCCCCCACACCGACGCGCCTGTTGCGGTGTCGGTAAGCAACACCTTGACGTAGTGGTCGCCGTCAACAAAGTAGAAGTACTCGTTGAACTGGACCCCTTCTACCAGCCCCGTGGTGTTGAGCAACGCGGCCGACTGGTTGGGAAACAGGGTCAACGCTGAGGGCAGGGTGGCCGCGCGTGGGTCGGCGTAGTACACCTTGCCCCCACGGACCACAATCAACTTCTCGGTAAACACCCCGCTGATGTACGCACGAAAGGTGCTCATGTACTGCACGTCGCCAAGGTCAAACAACCGCGTCCCGTTGCGGGTGCTGATACGCGATCGCCCGTTCCACACATCCATTGGCAACACGTTCAAGCACGACGGGGTCATGCCAGCGGGCACGGCGTTAAACGACGTTTGCTCCGTGAAGCCTTTCATGGGGATGTTGACGGGGATGTGGGTCATTTAGTACACGCGGTAGAGCATAAACACAATTCCGCCTGTATTGCCAGAAGCACTGACGGTACACGCACTTGAACTACTAATTAGCGTGCCCGTATACGGCGTAACAGTAACTCCGCCAACGCCACCAGCAGTACTTAAATACGCAATAACAATACCCGCCCACGACGTACCGCCTGCCGTTGGCTTTAACGTCACAGTTGGGGTACCAATTCCTGTTGTTGTCCATTGTAAAGTACCCGTGCTTGCGGTAATAGTTGTCGCATTTGTTGTTGCCCAGCCCAGCGCAAACCCGTCGTACAGTTCTTGCGCGCGCAACACGTCTGCTGCCGCAGTGGGCGCTGTGGCATTTCTTACACGGCCGAGGCTGTTAAGGTCAAGGTTGCCGTTGAACGTTGCACCCCCTACAAACACGGCTTTGAGCACCGCCGCTGCTGTTGAGTCAAGCAACAATTGCTGCGTGCCGCCCCCTGTAAACGCTAGTTTGTCGGCAGCGGGAAAGAAGATACCCGTGTTTAGATCGCCTGCGGTGGTGATAATGGGCGCTCCTACCGCGCCTGCCCGCACCGTGACCACGTCGGCGTCGGTGTCGCCAAGGGTGGTGGTCCCCGCCACAATGACGTTGCCTACCAGCGCTGACACGCCGTCAACTATCAACGTGTCCTTTGCCCTCAGACTCTTTGCGATGAGGTCGACGCCGTTTGTGGCGTCGGCGCCCCACACACTTTGCGGGGCCCACGCGTTCCACGCAGACCCGTTGTACTGCCGACAATACGACTTGGACGGGGTAAAGGGCGACACGGTGCCGTACGTCCACAACGTTTGGGTGACGTACGTGCTCTGCTTAACCACCAGCAACACGGCGTGGCCGTCTGCGGCCACAAGCACTGTGGGCGCCGCTGGTCCGTTGGTAAGCCCAACGGCGGATGCAAACGAATACAGCCCCATCACCCTAAACGACGAGTCGTTGAGGTCGGTCAACGCCGTGGCAAACGACGGCAGCGTTGCGCCCAAGTACGGGGTAGACCCGTACGCAATGTTCGACCCAATCTTGATTTGGTTGAGGTCGGTGTCGAGCGCGATTTCGCCAGGCGCCAAGATGTTTGACGACGCGGCAGCCCAGTTTGCTGTGGTGTCGCGCCGTACTTGAATCTTTGCGGTCATTTCTCGGCCTCTTCGACAAACTTTGGCGACACGATGAACATGCCTTCGGGGATTTCAATCTCGTTTTGTGACAACGTCCATTCGTGGCCCACCAGCATCCACACGCGGGCCTTCACCTTTGGCCCCATTCGGATCGGGGAGGTTTCGGAGATGAACACCGCCCTGCTGCCGCAACCACTCACGAATGCGAGCGCCGCCGCGACGCATACGGTCACGATCAGCGGTAGCATCAACCCCGACCGCACCACGTGCCATGCGCTTGTCCAACCAGTCGAACAGGGCCAATGCAATTTGCGCGATGATTTGGGTGAGCATGGTGCCTTCTCTTGAAACCAGTCGTCGTAGTCAGCGTTCACTTTGCCCCAGCCTTCTCGCTGCTCACGGCGTTGTCGCGTGCAAACACAAGCCCCGCGCCCGCGATCACGGCCGCGATGGCAATGTCCCACTGGGGCACGGTGTTGGGGTCGTTGTCCAAGAACGCGGCCACGACCGCAAACACGGCGATGGCGGCTGTGAGTACGCCCGCAAGAGTGGTTCGCCACGACGGCATAATGTTGCTCATAATCATTGCCTTTCGAGTCGCTCAAGGCGACTGTTGAGTTCACGCAGACGGTCTTCCGTTTGCTTGTCGGTGATGGCAAACCCGATGTTTGCCTTTGCAAGTTCCGACACAATACTGCTCAGTTCCTTCACCTGCGATGTTGTTGTCGACAATTGTTGATCTTTCCGTCCCATTGCCAATATCAGCGCGCCGATGCCCAAGCACATGGCCACAACTTGTGCCCACGCAGCAATCAACTGGCTGCTTTGTTTGCCGTCATCGCTCATGCAATCCTCAGCGCGTATAAATTGGTGGCCCCGTCGTAGTTTCCTGTGGTGCTTAAATACCGTGCGGTGTACGCCGCGACGCTTGAGACGGCTTTCATATCAATTGATGTGGTGGTGGTTAGCACAACAACAACAGAGCAGTTGAGTCCCTGTGAGGTGGACGTTACGGATGCCTTGTGCGCCGAGGTTGACGCAAGGTTGGCTGGGGTTGTGGCATTGTAAATGAACATGGTCATGGCAGCAGAACCCGCTGAAGCACCCTGCATCAAAACGGTCTGCCCGTTGATCATCCATGTTCCTGCTGGCAGCGAGATTGATGCCACCGTATACACCTGATTTGCTGTCGTCATCGCCACGTCAACAGTTGCAATAAACTGGACGTAAGAAACAACGCCCGTGGCGCCCGTAGGCCCCGTGGCGCCTGCAACGCCTTGGACCCCGTCGGTGGTCATCAGTTCCCATTGCGACGCGGGCGGGGCGACGTTTGAGTTGGACGTGACCGCAATCCACGCACTCGTTCCGTCGCGGACCACGTCGCCGACCGCGTACAACTCGTTTGGGTTCCACACCCCGCGCCAGCGGATGTTGCTGAACGCGCTCGCGGGGGCGAGGACGCCGCCTACACCACAAACCCCCGACGATACCGCGTAGGATTCTCCGCGAAAGGGGCCGACACGGGACGGCATTAACCTGCCGTAGTCTCGCTGTTGAATTCCGTCCTTGATCGCGGCCGTGTTGTACAACGGGCCGTTGTCGATCTCGATGAGCCGCGCCGAAAGACCTTCGTCTTCGTACGCGAGCGCAAAGGCCCGTGCGTATGCAATGAGTAACGACTCAACATACGCGGGCACAGGAACAATGTAATCAGACGCGGTGACGTCGGACACCGCCACCCACGACGCACGGTATCGGATGATCAACGCGTCGGCGGTGCTGGTCTGTGGGGTGGGGTACAGGTCGAGTTGCACCGCTGGCATACCAGACCCCGCGACCAGTGGGGTGGTGCCGTTGGACTGGGCCCACG